AAGTATTGGTATTATGGCCCAGCAAGTCAGACAGAATGTGTGAACTGGCGAAACAGGAATCTGCCCGGTGGCGGTGTTGTTTCTGCTGACTATGTTCGTGCTAATAATATTCCGAAAAAGCCGCAGGATCGTGTGGTAAGAAGCAATAATACATCAAACCGAAATACAACATCTGTCTCTGAGTATTCTGGTAACAACGGTATGCTGAGTGCTTTGCGGCAAGCAGTAGAACGTGCAAGCGCAGTATCGTCTATTGGATCTGCGGCAAGCCTTGCGACGAGAGCTACAGAAAGAGCTGGTCAACATCAGACGTATCGTGCTTATGCATCTGGCGGCTTGATTGACCGCACAGGTTATGCTTGGCTCGACGGCACAAAGACGAACCCGGAAAGTATCAACGATGCGGAACTGACTCGACTGCTGATCAACGCCGACCGCTCCAACAGCTTGAAGGCGCTGAACGATATGCTCGACACCATCGGCATGATGCACTTCCAGCTTCCTTCCTTTGGCGGTCTGGCTGGCACAAACACTACGGCGAACACAATTAATGTGGGCGACATTATCGTACAGGTTGACACCCTGAATGATGATGCGGACTTTGAAGAAGTTGCCACCCGTGTCAAGGATTCCATTGTGGCAGATATGTCTCGCGGAATGTCTGTTGGCGGCATCAGATTCAACTGATTTATTTGATATTATATAAAGGGAGGGGTCTTCGCGCCTCTCCCTTTTTATTGAGGCAAAAGGAGCGAAGCGTCATGAAATTACAAGACACTGTGGATTTGATGTTATCTGATGATTATCGTGATCGATTTCGTGCGGAATACTGGCAGTTGCGGATACGTGCCGACAAGATGAAAGTGATACTGAATCGACACCGCCGCAACGAACTAAACTTTGAACCAAACTGCCCTTACAATGTGCTGGAGTATCAGTTGAGCGTGATGGATGACCTGATCGGAATTCTGGAGCGCCGCGCAGAAATTGAGGGCATTAACTTAAATATCAACAGGCGGTGATGACCATTGAAAGCGGATGTGATGGGGTTTTCCTTTCGCGGCATCCACTGTACCGAGATGGGATAGACCTATATACCCAATTCCAAGACATTGCTGGATGCTGGCACACCGTACAAAGTGAACACAGCAACAGTAACAAACTTTCCCGGCGCTTATTATAATGGGGCGACCGTTCAGCAAAAGGACTTCAGCTTGTACTGCTACTTTGAAGACCTGACTGATGCACAGCTTGATAAGATTTACCAGTGGGTTCACGTTGGCGTACTGGGCGAACTGGTCTTCGACGAGCGCCCTTGGATCACCTACATGGTGCGGCCTAGCAAACTGCCCACTGGCGACCGCTATCAGGAACACACGAACCGTAATCTGCTCACAGTGTATAGCGGCACAATCACGCTCAACCTGACGGCGTATTATCCATTCGGCACAATGAACACACTGGAACTCGCCGACAACGAAGTAGACGAGTACCGCATCGAATCTTTCTGCGGCATACTTCGCCACTCCATGATCCCGGCGATTTCGACAGCAATGGGTACAAAGCTTGTGTGGAATCCCGGCACTGAGCCAGCCCCGGCAACAATTACTGTGCGCGGAACAATTCCTTCAGGCCGCAAGCTTGTGATCGTGAATAGCGCCAACAATGATACGTGCGAAATTGTCGGGTTGCCCTCTGGTCAGGATCTGGTTATCGACAGTAAGTACCAGAAGATCACGGTTGGCTCGAACTATGCGTTTGCATACCACGACAAAGGGTACATCAATCTTGAGCCTTGCTTCCCGTACAGGCGCGATGTATACGTAATTACTGCACAAGGTTCTGCCTCGCTGAAGACAACCGCAAAGTTTTACCAAGAAGATGTTGGCAGTTATATTTATGTCCAAGGTGCGTGGCGAAAGATTCTGGCGGTAGCAGAGGATGGCGGCACTTGTACGGTTAACTCCACTCTTGCCACAACACAGGGTGATGTTTGTTTGATCGGCAAGATGAACGAACTCATTGTGTCTACACAGAACATTACCGGGCAGAGCGGATCTGGTAATGCCAGCTTGTCCAAACTTACCATCACGTTTGATGGTCTGATGCGGTAAGGGGGCGGGCAAGTGGCACAACTAAACGAATATCCAAAGTGTACATTAAGCATATTCAACCTTAACCGCGAGAAAGTGTGCGACCTCTACGATTCCGAAGTACAGTCACCCGGGCAAGCGTACAACATTGAATACACATCCGACTACGAAGCTTGGGAAACATTAAGGTTCGACATGCCGTACAGGTTACCCGACGGATCGCGCAACCACCGCTGGGATTTTGTGGTGAACGAATACTTGGTGCGGCTTACCGAACGTGACCGCAACGTATGGTTTATCATTCATGTCCCGAAGAAGACGCGAAGTGACAAGGCGATTAGCGAGTCAGTTACCTGTACCACGTTGCTTTCTCAGTTGCGAACCAAGCAGATCTACAAGGAATATGATGGCGACGAAACTGGTATTGACACACTGCCGAATCTAGCCACCGATATTCTTAACGGAACTGGGTGGACACTGGACACTACCAAAACCGATACATTCTACGAAGCTGACGGCACAACCGAAAAGATCCGAAGCTTGGATATGAGTGGCGGCGTTGGGGCGTACAAGTTGCTGGTAACCTTGTGCGAACTGTTCAATGGTTATCTGATCGCGGACACCGACAAGAAGACTGTTGCTTTCAAGTGTATGGAGAACCGCAACGATCTTCGCGAGATGGCTATTGGGCGCGACCTGACCGCACTGACTGTTTCGTACAATACGGAAGATATCATTACCCGCCTGTATGTTGAGGGCGAGTATGGTGACGATGGGTATGTCGGAATTGATGAGGTAAACCCGACCGGGCTGAACTTCCTCATGAACTTCGACTACTACAAAGAGATCGGCCTATTCACTGCGGAACATCAGGCGATTTATGATAACTACATTAACTCGCGCATCTCGCTCAACCAGCAGATTAAGGCCGCAACAGCAACTTACAACACCAACTCCAACAAGCTAAACACATACTGGGGTCAATACAACTATGTTGAATTTGTGATTCAGAATGGGCAGATTGTTGACCAGTTTATTGGCGGCGAAGTGGCGGTCAATCAGCAGAGATTGCTCGAGGGCGACTATGTTATCGTAGTTGGCCCAAACAAGGTTTATCGTGCGGTAACTGTTGGTGCTGGCGGCGCGATCACTTTTAACAACACTGACAAGTATGCGGTAAAGTACGCCACATTGTCGAAGTCTGGTACTGGAACATCGGCTGGCTGGGTTGGCTCAATGGAAGCTTCGATTGCGGCAAAGCAGGAGAGCATCAAGTCGCTGAACCGAATGATTGCGGCAACGGCGAGTGAAGAAAAGAAGGCTACCTACCGCGCACAGATAGCCGAGATTCAGACAGAGATCAATAAGATCTATGATGGCTGGGGAAATACAACCGAAAAGGAACTTGGCCTGAAGGTTATCATGTATCGTGCGGCTGATCTGGCTTACACCGTGTATAAGAATTCACTTGCGGTGGCAGACATTCAGCAACAGCAGATTGATGCGGAGTCAACTTTCATGCATTCTTCGCTGGGCGACCTGATTAAGGACGGCAAGTGGAACAATCCGAACTACATTGTCGGTCAGGAAGCCGCCCTGTATGCGGATGCCCAAAAGGTAATGGAACGCATGAGCCGCCCCGTTGTGACCTATTCTGTGACCCGTACAAATATGGCACAGGTATTGGGGCGCGACATCTATGACTTTGAGATCAATACAGAGGTGCGGGTTTACGATGCAATCCTGAACGTGAACGCACTGTTGTATGTCAAGAAGATCACACGGTATATGGATCACCCGTGGGATGATAAGATCGAGATCACGGATGAGGACATTTCGTTGAGCGGCAAGGATCTTGGATCTGTGTTGCAACGCATCAGCGAAGTCACAAGCGAACTGCAATCAAGAGCAGACATTTATAACCGCACAAACATTATCAATATGGACGGCTCGATATTTACGGATCGTCTTGAAGGAACTATCGATGTGCTGAAACATCAGTTCATGTCTTCCAGATCTTCGTGGTATACGGACGACAACGGAAACATGATGTTTGTTGAGGCAAACGATGAAGCCGCGATGATGTTGTGCGGCGACGGCTTTATGATCGCGAACGGCAAAGATGAAAACGGTAATTGGAACTGGAGAACTAAAACGAACCATTGGTTCTCGCTGGAGTAATCCAGAATAATAACAAACTGGTTGAATTGCTGGGAAATCCCAAAGCTTATTGGCTACAACATGATGTGAAAACATGAGTGTGAATGCTTGAAAACAATAAGATGTAACAACGGACAATCAGCAACTAAGCCCCTGTTAAATGGGGAAAGCTCAACGACTATCCCGTGAGGGAGTAGATAAGAACCCGTCATTCTTATCGAAGAGGCCAGCCCCTATTTGTTACGATAGGGTGAAGATATAGTCTGCTCTTATATGAAAGTATAAGAAGTTATGTAGCACAATATGATACGAAAAGAGGTGATAGTATGAGTGGTATTTACATGATAGAAAATCTTATTAATCATAAGGTTTACATTGGACAAAGCCAAGATATAGAACGTAGACAGAAAGATCATATGCGGCATTTAAAACATGGCAATCATGATAACCCGCATCTACAAAATGCTTGGAATAAATATGGTGCTGACAATTTTCGTTTTGTTGTGTAGGAAGAATGTGACAATGATATCATTGACGAACGAGAAAGATATTATATTCGTACAATGAATTCGCAGGATGATCGATACGGATACAACAAAGAGAGTGGCGGTTGCCTTAATAAAACCATGTCAGACGAATCGAAGCACAAAATGTCTGTCAAGAAGCAAGGTATGTATCGTGGGTCGGAAAACCCAATGTATGGTGTACACCTTGTTGTTTCAGACGAAACTAAAAAGAAGCTATCGCAAAGGTTTTCTGGTACTGGTAATCCAATGTATGGTGTACATTTGCAAAAGACAGACGAAGAAAAGATACGTATGTCGGAACGTGTGCGCGGAGAATTGAATCCTTTCTTTGGACAGCATCATAGCGAAGAAACAAAAAGAAAAATGCGGTCTGCAAATAAAAGAAAGAAACCAGTTATGTGTGAAGAAACAGGCATTGTGTATGATTCATCGTGCGAAGTTGAAAGACAACTTGGTTATGATGCGGCACATATTAATGCTTGTTGTAATCATAAAGCACACACTGCATATGGCTATCACTGGAAGTTTGCTACATAACAACATCCACATGACGAAAAGATGTTAACAATCGGTTTGGGTCAGGCCGAGGATTTTCGGCTGACGAGATAATCACTGGTTATCTTTCTGCGGCACGTATTGAAGCTGGAACAATTACCGCAAGTCATTTGGCGGCTGGTGTGGGGCAAAGCATTGACCTGTCGGCGAACAGTACGATCACTGGGATGCAGACTACCATTAGGCTGATGCCAGAGTCGATCATGCAAACCGTCAACAATACTTATGGCGGCGTAAAAACCACAGTTGAACAGAACGCATCTTCGTGGTCGGCAAAGGTTGACCAGAACGGTGTAATCAATGCGATCAATGTGTCAACTGAAGGCGCGAAGATCAATGCGTCAAAGATCGAAATTATCGGCAAAGATGGTATCGATCTTAAAGGCTATACCACAATTAATGGCAACTTCTCGATTGATAACAACGGCTATATGACCGCAAAGAATGGCGGCAACATTGCTGGTTGGACAATCGGAACAGACACATTGTATAGCGGCACTGGTGCTTCCCGTGTTGGGTTGCGATCCGGTCAGACTGGCGACAATGTTGTGATCTATGCTGGTAGCACAACACTTACATCAGCGCCGTTCCGTGTAACCGCGAGTGGTAAGGTAACTTGTACAAATTTAACAGTCACTGGCGGCTCTATCAGTGGTGCATCTATCAATATTGGTAATGGTGCTTTTACCGTATCTACTGCGGGGGCTGTGAGTTGTAGCAATCTGACAGTAACTGGTGGATCTATTAGTGGTACATCAATCAATATTGGTAATAACAACTTTGTCGTAACTAACGCTGGCAATATGACGGCAAAAAATGCACAAGTATATGGTGACTTGTATTGCGGAAACTTTCATTTCTTGTCAGCCCCCGGCGCTGAAGGTGGATTAATATATCTTGATAATTATTCTAGTGGGCAAGCACAGTATGGAATGCATATGTGGGTTGACCAAGGTGATCAAGACTTTGTTATTAGTTCAATTGGCAGTGCTAACATGGTACTCGAGTCAGCGTCTGGTTCTACTTTGGATTTTCAGTCTGGTGGGAATCTTATCACCGTTGGTGGCGATGGAAGTAGCAATACATTGATTATACGCTTCTTGCCCAATCAAGGACTGAATAATGGTGTTGCCTTATTACCATCGGCTGATAATACTGGATTAATAGGCAGTTCTACTAACCCACGTTGGCACTCTATGGCTACATATTATTTGTACAGCACATATTCTCCTTCAATATCATCGAGAACCCAAAAGCATGATATCAAACCATTGTTGTCATATGGTAATGTTTTGGACAAATTGAGTCCTGTAAGCTTTGTGTACAACAATGATGACGAAGAACGTATGCGATTTGGTTTGATATATGAAGATGTTATTGATGTTATGCCAGAGATCTGTCTTGTGGATGAAGCAGGAACAAAGAGTCTTTTATACACCGAACTCATTCCAGTATTCTTGAAAGAGATTCAAGAACTGAGAAAACGAGTTGCTATACTTGAACAAGCATAAGGAGTAAAGGATTATGGAACAGGGATTTAATTCTATCAAAGATTGTGTAAATGGAATCATTGCAATTCTTCAGGCACTTGGAAAGCTGACAGTAACTGGGCCTCAGAACTGTCGCATTGTTACCGCAATCGATAACGACCTGAATGCAATCGGTCAGTACTTGGATAATTACAACAAGGAACATGAAGCAAAGGCAGTTGATGCCGAATGATGTTAAAACTTGATATGACAAACCTTGAAACGGGAGTAGATTTCTTCGCGATCTCTGCTCCCGTTTATCAGTGGCAGAACGGAGTCAGGATGGAACTGACCGGAGTTCCAGCGCCGCAGACAAGATACGTTGCTCACATTACCAAAGCGAATGTTGGTGTGTACGGAACATTTGAGGTTGAGAACGTAACTGTTGCGGCTGATGGCACTTTGAAGTTCGCAATCCCAGACAGCTTGTTCCAGACCGCCATTGATGTTTTGTGCTACATCTTTGACCCGGTGGGCGAGAAGCAGTGGAAGACTGTGCGACAGATAAGGATACCCGTGATCCGACACGCAAAGCCGCCACAGAATGCGCTTTAATGAGGTGATACCTATGGCTAAGAAAATATACGCCATTATGGAGAATGGCGAAACGGTCGCCACCTGTTCGACTTCCGCATATCAGTGGGATACAGGTGTGCAGATCAGTTTGAGCGGCATTCCAAGCGATATGATTTATAGCGCCCAAGCCGCTTTCGATGGACAGCAAGCCGCAGTACCAGCCGCCGTTACTGTTGATCCCCCGAACATTGTGATCACAGTACCTGATGTGGTTTTGATTCGCGGCAAGCAAGTATTTGTGTACCTCGAGGTGACCGACAATGAAGGCGTGACCGTCTACTATGAAATACGGTTGCCTGTGGTGGCGCGGAGCAAACCAGTCAGCTATGAGAGTACGCAGGAAGAGGAAACCGCGATTGGTCAGCTGATCGCAACCGCACAGGAATTGCTCAACAAGATTGCCAAGCTTACAAACATTGAGGCGACCGCACAGACTGGCGAGGAACTGGGTGTGGCGGCGAACACAATTGGCGGCGACACAACTTCGTTCGACTTCACTTTCCCAGAACCGCACGTTGATCTGGCGCTGAACGTAAACGGTGGACAGCTTGAGTACACAGTTGATGGCGGCGAGACTCAGGTGGCTGGAAGAGTTCGCCCAAGATATACGGGCGAGTGGAACAAGACAACCAGCTATGAGGAACTGGATCTGGCTGACTATGATGCGATTACGTACCTGTGCAAAGCGGCGGTTGCGGGTGTTGGCGAAGCGGATGAAGCGCCAGCCCCTGATGCAGATACCGAACACTGGGAAGTCCTGATCGACCACCATATCGATATGAGTTCCCTTGCGGAGTATGAGGAGCGGCTTCTGGCAATCGAAGAGGGGATTACCGCACTCGAAGAACTGTTGGCGAACTCTCAGGCGGCGGCAATTCAGGCACGTATTGATGCGCTCTACGAAGAGATCAACCAGCGGCTCGACTACCTGATGGAATGCAAGCTTTCGACCACTGCCGCTGATGGAAATGTTGAGAAGGTTCTGGCTGTGGGCAAGGACAACGAGATTGCTCCCGCTGGCATCCTGATCAATGGCGACACAGGTATTGTGATTCGCGACGAGGCGACCAACACACCGTATGAGATTTATATCTATGGTGGACAGTTGATGTGCCGCAAGAGGTGATAACCAATGGACGCTATTAACGAACGGTTTGCCGCCTTTGCTATGAATCTGGTTGACCCAAGCTTTGTTGCGGCTCATGGTGGCAACCGCGACGGCACAATTCCTTACGTCAACAACGGCAGTTCACTCACTGGAATGGACTGCCAAGGACTGATTGAGTGGTGTTTGCGTCAGATCGGTAAGCCGCACAATTATCGCGGCTCAAACGATATGTGGCGACACGCTCTGTCTTGGAAAGGTACACCGGAAGAGTGCAAGGCAAAGTTTGGAAAAATTCCAGTGGGGGCTTGGCTGTTCATTGTGAAAGATGATGGCGGCGAGAAAGTCAGAGGCTACAACGACAATGAGGGCAACGCAAGCCACGTTGGGGTTTACACAGGTCAAGGGCTTGGCGCGGTTCATGCATCCTCTTCGCGAGGTTGCGTAGCCGAATCCAAGTTTGCTGGCAAGACTATAAAGAATGGGGGATGGAACAGAGTGGGTATTCCCGAAGCATTTAATGACGCTCCTGTTGAAGAAGCGGACGAACAGATGATGTTTATGAAAGTGACTACACCGAATGGCGGCTATGTCAATATGCGTGTGAAGCCTGACAAGAAAGCCGACCGTGTGACAAAGATCAATGCTGGCGAAATTGTAACCGCCACACCGCACAACTCTATGTGGTCGTTTGTTGAGTACGACGGTAAGACCGGATATGTCATGAGCGAGTATCTGGAAGAAGTGGAAACTATGAATCCTGCTGAAGATCCAGAACCCGACATTGTTTCAGCCGACGAGGAGATCCTTGGACAGAAGGTAATTCTTGAACTCGACAGGCCAGTAGCCGCCGCACTACTGAAAGCATTACAAGCGGCAATTTAAAGATAAGGTAGGGTGACACCAATGGGAGAGGAAGCAGTTAAGTGGCTCACTTCTGGGTGGGGTGCTTTCGTAGGAGTAATTGCCTAGATTGGCGTAGTCGTTGGCGCTGTTAAAACGTTTGAGGCCGTTCATGACTGGGTGTTAAAAAGAGCAGAGCGCAAGCTTGAAGCACAGCGACGCATTGAATCGATTGACGAGAAGATTGACAAGATTGTTCAGCGGCTTGATGAGATTGATGGGCGGCTGGCACAGACCGACGAGCAGACAGCTACGCTACAGAACGAAAAATTGACTTGGGCATACGTCCACTATGGTGTTAAGAAGAACCCAATATCATTGGATACCAGAAGTTCGCTCGAGCGTATGTACGAACAATACGTGAAGTGCGGACGACATAATCATGTACCAACGGACTTTGTGGAAAAGCTACACGAAGCCCCTATTGATATGTAAGGCCAGAAAGGATGATAGGAATTATGAATACTTTTCCTTGGAATGAATTATTCCTCGCAATTATTTCGCTCGTAAGTTTGATTGGATCGTGGGCTGTTAAAACGTACCTGATCCCGTGGCTTGAGGAAGAGCATCTGACCACGACCGCACATGATGTGGTTCGCAGTGTTGAAGTTCTGTATAAGACACTGAGCGGACACGAAAAGCTTACCCGCGCTATTGCCATGATGAAGAGCAAGGGTATCAAGCTGGATGAAGAACAGATCGTTGAAGCACTTGAGGCGGCTTGGTACAACATGAACCTCGACCAGATTGCGATTGGGCTGAAGGAAGAGGCCGCAACAGAAAATGTAATGCTTGGTGTTGACAAGGAGGATGAGGCAAATGGCTGAAGTAGCAGGATCACAGACAAAATTGGCGGCAGATGTTGAAGCGTTAAACAGCAAAATTATGATCAACGATGCGGCGTATGGAGTGACATATCGAAACGTTTGGTTTTCGGATTCAGCTGACGACCTGAAGCGTGTACACGACACTGATTTTCAGTACAACCCCGGAACAAACGATTTAAAGGTTGGCACAATCAACGGGAAAACTGTCAAAGATATAACGATAAAGAATTATGAAGTCGCATTGGACGCTTGGTCGGCTGGTACCATTGGCACAAGAGCATCCCAGAAAAGCCTTAATTTGGCATCAGATGTATCTACGTATGGCACAATACTAAGTTTTTCACTGGTGTATATTGCAGATTCCAGTGCCGCACATTGTCAAACCTTTTTGACAAGTGGCAACAGCACACTTTACGTTAACGCATATCGAGCTACAGCAGCTGCGTACTCAGCCGCATCAACGTTTGCAGTTACTGTGCGTGTCGTATATGCAAAATAATTCATGTAACAATCTGGACAGTGAAAAGTTCTCACTGTCGTATTGATTATTTAATCGCCAGAATCTTATACGGAATCATTTTTGTGTTGTCCGTTGCACTACCGCTAGTGGATGTATGAGCGTAACAATCCCCAAAGATAATGTTATTACTATCTGGACGAACCACAACTTCCCGGGTAACGATGGCAAACGAACCAGCCGAATTCGACATTATCGCCAAATCACGCTCATACGAATACGGTACTAGATGACTTGTACCCAGTGTGGCACTCGTGTTGTAGCGGAAATAGATAACAACCATACGAACCCCGGTCATGTTCACAGTAAGCGTTTGACCCCCAAAGGACTGTGAGGGGCTTGGGTTCGTCCAAATTGTTTCAAAACGATTCGCAAGCTTGCTGTTTAACGCAAGACCAAACCGCCAAAAATAAAGCAATTAAGCATAGACTCTTTGGTGTTCTCTCTGGAGATCCATACTATCAAGCTTTGCATAGATCAGCGTAGTCTCAGGCTTCGCGTGACCCATCAATGCCTGAAGATTCTCCAGAGAGATGCCGCCATGAAGTCCACTGGTTGCGAAAGTGTGGCGAAGTTTGTGCGGGAACACATGCATATTACAACGGGCGGCAACTTTCGTAATGATGCTCTCCAATGCTCGTACACATAATCTGTTGTGCGGATTGCGAATAGAAACAAACAGCGCATCGTTATCGTCAGACCGCGACTCCAAGTATTTTCTTAATGACAACTCCGACTCAGCGTTGAAGAAAACAGTCCTACGCTTATTTCCTTTACCATGTTGAATAATAACCGACCGTCTATCCCAATCAATGTCTGACAGGTTGATATCCTGACACTCACTGACACGTACACCAGTCGAATACAGAAAATCTACCAGAGCCTTTTCGCGCACATTCTTGCAGTTCCATCTCAGGACTTCAAGTTCGTATGCGGTCAGCGGCTCACGTTCTTTTGTTTGATACTTGATGCGGTCAACGGTGGCACAAGGGTTTCTGAGCAGGTACTCGTTGTTGACGAGCCAAGAAAAGAACGAGTTGAGGATTCTGCGGATGTCGTCAAGATAAGCATCCGATGCGTGACGCTGATCTTTGTAGTAGTACAGGTAGAGTCTGATATCATTGGCGCGGATATCTTGGAACGGTTTACATACCGTCGCAAAGAAATCTTCAAGGCGAAGCTTATAGATCTTTAATGTTTTGCGGCTGAGATTTTCGACGGATTTACTGGCGAGAAAATACTTCACCACTTCTGGAAGACCGTTGGTGGGGATCAGTTCGACAGGCTTGCGAGTAATGTCGTAGCTACTCATGGTTGCGTCAAGGATGGAGATCACGTTCTTGAGTTGCTCCTGCGGAATCTGGTCGAACAGCCGGGTTACCAATTCGTTGCGGAAAGATTCGGAATTATTGGACATAAAAACACATCCTCCCATATATTGATATTGGTGAAAGGATGTGTTACAATTCTCTTTGTGTTTGATGTGCCGCAACCACATCTTTCACCATATAAGAGCGCAAGCGTCTGGTACACGCTTACGCTCTTTTTATGATAAAGTTTAACGCACAGATTGTCAAGAAGATATGATAACATAAGATCTTGATCAATAACAAAAGCCCTGTTAACGAGAAATAAATCTTGTTAACAGGGCTTATTTTTGTTTGAGCAGGACTTGGTTCAACTAACGAAATCATTGGCTGAAACAAGTCTTCCCCTTGAAATATGCAGAGCGGATACGTGGAATTATTATGTATATTTATACATGTATCTGTTTCAGTAGAAAAGTGCAACGATTTTGATTTTAAGGTCAAAAGTGCAGGAAGATCAATGCTTTTCAAATCCATTTGTTTGCAATGGTTCTTTTTATTTGTTGACATTATTTGACTTTTGTTTGACACTGTATATTTATGCAATAAAATATGCATATATGCATAAATGCCAGTTTTGTGTCAACAACCATGTACATTACCAACCGTCGAAACTCTTACTGCCGCAACGATTCTCGCCACCATATACAATCAACAAATGTGTCAACTTACAATCAACAGATATGTCAACTGGCAAACACGAACTGTACATCCCTTGTCTTCTCCAACTGGGTCACATCGAGTGCGGCATAAGTGTTCAACGTGATGGACGCACTGCTATGCCCCATAAGGTACTGCAAGGTTTTGACATCTGTGTGCGGTTGCATCTTGGTGGCGAATGTGTGCCGCAACTGGTGGAATGTGTACTGACCAAGCCCAATATTACACAGCGCAATCTTACATGTACGTGTGGCACTGTTCTTCGCTATATAAGATTCCGTGTCGCCCCGCTTGTGTAGAATATAACCAGAGCGGTTTAAGGGGTCAACTTTTTTCAAATGTTCAACAATTGTCGCGTTAAGTGGCACATTTCGCACACCAGCCTTTGTCTTCGGCGACTTTATAATCGTATGGAGATCCCTGTCATAGGCTGTTGTTTTGCTAATCGACACATATTCTTTGCCCGGTGTTTCAAGATGGATGTCTTCCCATCGGAGCGCGAACACCTCACCAGAACGAAGACCAGCATAGAGGCCAAATAGAAAAGCGGTAAGTTGCTGGAAGTTTAAGTTGTTTAACTTATTGAGTGCGGCAATCAGATCGCGGTCAGGTATGGGTTCGCGTGTCTCGCAAGGTCTGACATTGCGGACTTTCAGATGCCCGTTGCGGAACGGATTCTCGTCCACTATGCCGCAATCAATGCAGAAGTCAAAGATACCTCTCATACAGGTTTTGATATTCCTGACAACGCCAACGCCATAACCATTGAAACGCATATAGAACTGATTTGCCTCACTGAACTTAATATCCCCAACTTGTGTTTCACCAATGATGGGATAGATGTGGTTCAATAGTGTGCGGCTCAAATTTCTCAGTCTTGCTTCGCCCACACGCTGATCAACATCTTCCGCAATCCATCGTTCGCCCATCTCGCGCACTGTGGGAGTTTGCGGCTGTGCATGTGTTAAATTTACTGGCGGTGCGCTGTCTGGATAAAGCCACGCATACTTCGCCATGAGGTTTGTTACCGCTTCCTGATATGTGCGGCCTGTCATCCATACTTTGCCGACAATTGGTAGTGTAATGGGTAACCGGATTCTTGCTGTCGCCATAGAGATAGCCCCCTTGTACGTATCCACTCTGCAATTTTCAAGGTTCATCTCGACCCCAGTATAATCATTGAGTTTTTGCATGTCAAATCGCCTCCAGAAAAGGTAAAGTAAATCCCCACCAACCACACGAGAGGCGGCTGATGGGGGTGTTTTATGCAGTTAATTCATTGAGAATCCCAACACGTAAACGATGCGTTGTGTCGGTTATCATGCTGGGCAGGATCGGGTCGAATAGTTGTGTGTATGCGTCGCACTTGGTATAGGTCGCGCCACAGATCGGGCAGTACAACACTCCTCTGCCGCACACATAATGTTTCTCGCCGACCGCAATAAAGTCGGTTAAAATATTCACCTTGATATGCTGGTTACCACACCAATCACAAGAGTTTATCATTTTGCATCTGCTCCAATAGTTTGCGGCCTTCATCTGTTAGTTCATAGTGGGCATCGTAGTCGTCACCATCTTCGACATACTCAAGAAAATCTTCCCGTGCTTTATTAATCTCGTCGAGCATCAATTCTTTATGTACCTTCTGTTCTTTGCCGCCAATAATTACGACACATTCAATTTTCATTTTGAATGTGTTCTTTGGTATGCGGCAAAATATATTCTGCTCTTCCAGTTCAATATCTTCCGGTTTCTTTGGCATCTTACTCACCTTTCTTCAGCAGATACTTATTGCTGACAACTTTCATGGATAGGGAAGCACTGATTCGCGGACAATAGACTGGCTCGGTGGGGCGAATCACGATACCTTCTTTGATACTGCCGCTCGGATATGTACCCTGTTCAGCACGGGCGAGGAGCGCTTCAACGGTGGGGTAGTGGGCGCTCAGATTATTGGCGACTTCTTCGATAGGTACATGGGTCAGCCCAAGTTCGTGGCAGATGGTTTGCATAGGAATGAGTCCGACACGCTTGTTATCAACACGGACTGTGAACACATACCACTCAGGTTTCACTAGTTTCAGCGGATTCTTCTGAATGCCCGGAGCGCAGAACTCGCCTTGGATAACGAGCGATTTATAGCCCATTTCCTTGACATACTTTTCCATCTTTTCTCGCAGACCAAGATTATTGATGAAGTTGTAGAACGAGGACTTGCCATCATCGGCGTACTCATAATGGTGACCGCACACATGCCATCCATCATCATCAATAGCGACAGAGCAGGATGTACCATCCATCTTGGTGGAGATATAGTATTCAAGGTCGCCGAAGTCTTGGATCAGTTCTGGTTCTGCTTGCACTCTCACTTCATCACTGGCTGGAATTGATGGCGGCAGTGTGCCAATAATTGTGCCTTGCGTTGTTGCACGTTCCTCGACTTCCCACTTCTTAACTCCCAGCGCTTGGCTGACATCTGTGCCAACCGGAGTATCAGGATTCAGTTCCGGGAACACACTCAGCGGCAGGACAAGACCCTGAGAGATCTGCCCCTTGAATCTCATGGTGCGGAGTCGGAAACCTTCGCCCATAATGTCGGTTTTCTTGTAGCTGGATGAGCGCAGGAATTCAAACTCAGGTCGGATCGGCAGGAAGCTGTCGATTTCAAAGTAGATCGCATTATCCATAGGCTTGAACTGGCCTTTGTTTGCCACACACTGCCAGCCGCACACATGGATCAGTTCAATGCGGTCAGCGCCTTCAATGGGTTCGATCTTCCAGATCTTCTGTATACTTGCGAGATGTCTCATTCTTCTTTCAACTCCTTCAGTGATCTTGCGAGATAATCAATATCTTCGTGTGTGTTGTAGATGCCCAGACTTACACGGCAACAAGAGTCAATGTCGAGCGCCCTCATGGTGTTCAGCGCACACATATGCCCAGCCCGGATTGCAATGTTCCAGCCATCAAGGTGGTCGGAAACATAAGATGAGTGGAAGCCGCGCACATTGAACGACACGAGACTCTGCTGGTTGTGACCATAAATTTCGATGCGGTCATCCTGTGCCAACTCGTAGAGCAGATGATCCATCAGGTCTTGCTCGTGATACGTGATGTTGACCCAGCCGTACTGCTCAAGGAATGAACAAGCCGCAGAAAGGGCGACCACCCCGGCAACATCTCTTGTACCAGCCTCAAATTTTTGCGGCCCAGATTTGAACCTGAACTCTTCGTCCACCAGATCCTCGACCATACCGCCGCCATAATTGATGTTGATGAAATACTTCTGGAGATCCCGTTTGATGTACAGGCAACCAACTCCCATTGGGCCGTACATCTTGTGGGCAGAGAAGGCCGCACAGTCAATGTTCATCTCGTGCAGGTTGATCGGCATGTGGGCGACTGCTTGGGTCAGATCCGCAACAACAACTCTGTCCTCTGTGTGTTCTTGGTGCGGCAGTTTCACATCGCCGATTACGTTGGACACCACTGTATAAACATCCACAGACTTAAACGGTTTGGTTGTCATGTCTTCGCTGTCGTAGCAGTAGAACCAAGGGAGAATGCAAGAGTGGTGGTCAAATGGTGCGGTGGCGAAGTTTACGTGGCGTGTAAGAGGGGAGAGATTCTTGGCAATGATGTTGAGCGATTCGGTAGCGCCCGATGTGAAGATCAATTCGTCAGGATCGCAACCGAAGAATGCCGCAACATGTTCTCTCGCCTTTTCGTAACGAGAGGTAGCAAAAAGGGAAAGGGTGTGCGAACCCCTTCCCGGATTGGCGTTGAATTCTGAATAGGATTGTACGATGCTGTCTATCACTTTATACGGCTTCTGTGTTGTGGCGGCAGAGTCGAGATAGGTCACATCAGTTTTCTCAAAGAACGGAAATTCATGTCTTATGTCCATCGGCGTTGTCCTCTTTTCGCGGAATAGCTTTTCGCGGTACGCTGTTCCAAGCCTTAATCACAGTTTCTTTTGACATCTTCTTGCGTCGCCCATCTGGCAGTCTGAAAGGTGGACTCTTTGCCAGACACTCGACACACATAATGGTGGACGCACAGGTATTGAGCATCACGTTGTGCGAACCACATTTGTAACATGGGAGAATCTCAAGTTCATTTTCATTCATAGCGGCAAAACCGTTTTCCATAAATGTCGTTCACGAAATCAAGGACAAACTTCATTCCAAGCCCTTCCTTCGACGGTATCCATAGCTTTGGTGGATTCCAATAAACCCAGCCCATATCATCCGGTGTGCCGTCATAGGTGGGATCGTAGTCGGGGTTATCGATCCACTGACCGCCGCCCATACAGAACTCATAAAGCTTTGGGTGGGTTTGCTTCATAACTTGGAATCTTGTGTCGCCCTTGGTTTCGCGGTGTAGTGTGAAGAGACAGGCAGAGCAACCCAGCCGGGATGAACCAGTGGTGTAGAGTTCGCCAAACTGGTTGACCTCAATATCGCCGTACAATGAGCAGATGGGCAGATTGTTTTCCTTGATGTAATACAGGATGTCCTGCGCTGTCCAGAAAGAAAGAGGCTGGCTAACCGGATGTTTCGCTTCGTACACATTACATCCGTGTCTGAGCCATGCCCCTCGCCGCAATCTGCTTTCTTCTGTCATAGTGCCGACCATAGGATACAAACCACTTCGGCGGTCGTAGATACCCATTGGTGACTTCTTCATAATCTCGCAACAATAGTGGGAAATCTTGAACGGCGCTTCCATACAGAGCGGCAACCATTTGTCTTTGTTGTATTTGCTGAGCCGCCCCTTTGATTCTGCGGTATCGGCAAATGGTCGCTTGTTGTAATTGATGCGCGGATCGTTCCCACTGGGGTCAATGTAAATCCGCTGACCAAGGAGTTCTTCCCGTTTGCGTCGGGCAGTTGCTTCTTGGCGCGGATCTCGTGACCGTGCATAATGGATTGTCTCTGCGGTTTCCTTGTTGATGATTGGGTAACCATAAGTTGTAATTACGTCTGCAAACGTCATCTTGGGGCGAACAAGGTCTACGTTATCGAAAGACTTTACAAACTTCACAGTCTCAGGATATTCAAGACCTGTGTTGCTGAAGACGGCTTTTACTTCTGGGTACATCTGGCGAACAATGTGGAGCAGAACCGTGCTGTCCTTGCCGCCAGAAAATGAAACATAAACGTTGCCATCCCAGTGATCATACCACTCCTTGATGCGTTCCTTCGTGAGTGCTACTTTATGTGGGGGGGGGCAGTGCTACCAGTGCATTAAGATCTTCAATCGTGTGACTCATTTTGTTTTGTAGTCTCCATAATAAATTTGAAGTGCGGCAACTCCTCATCTCGCCACACTCGCATCCGGGTAACATTCTCGCCGTTGCGACCAGTCTTCTCATACTGCTTCCAATAGAACCCGTAGCCATACTTGTGCCAGAGGGGAACGGCATCATAGTTAATACCGTACTGTGTGAGCAGATCCAGCTTATCGTCGTACTTCATGTGATCCAGCTTTGATGCGGCCTTGTGCTTGCTCATGCCAGTGTTGATCAATGTCCAGTAGCAGTAACTGTTCAGACAGTTGCGCTCACTATCTCCTTGCCGCCAAGCAAAATAGTGGTTGCAAGCTTCTTCGTCGGGCAACCAGATCACACGGGCATCAAATACCGCCATACAGTTGATACAGTGCGACATCACAGAAGAGGCGACACCAGCCAGTATCGACAACCACTTGCGCTCCTTGCGGTTGAATGTGGTACACTCATCGTCGAACAAGATATTGATCTCGTCAGACTGCACGTAGACGAACCGCACATCAAAGCCGCACTTCATAAGTTCTGCGGCAACCTGTGACATCGCATCTTTGAACCGATCATCGAACGGCTTGGCATATCCTTTGCGGTTGGTTAACTTCGAGAAACTACGTCCATCGAGCCGCACAACTGTGTAGCCGCCCATAGGGATAAACGTGTCGCGGACTAGTTCGTACTGCCGCATCTGTTTGTCGAAATCCTTAAACTTCATCGCCATACCCCTCGTCCAGACCAAGGTTCATGTCTTTGATCATAATGGCACTCTTAGCAAGCTGGTTCGCCACCGTAAGCACTCCAGCAACCTTGTCGTCAAACTTGGGATCTTTGCCCAGTTGTTCGAGCATTCTGACAGCAATGGTGGCAAGTCTCTCCTTGTTATTCAGGCAAGGTTTGTGGCAATACTTTTCGCGGCGGCACAGGCCACAAGCGCCAGCCTCACCGGATCGCCACTGCTCTGCATTTGCTTTCGTCATATCATTTACTCCTCATCGTCGTCATCATCATCGTCGTCGCCAATGATTGCTCCAATAATCCAATGGACACCAGCACATACCGCGAGAATGACCATAATCAGATCACAAGTGTATGTACCCGTCAAATCACCAAGCATCTTATTCATCCTCCCATTCAAAGATTACAGACCATTCGTAGCCCTGTCGTTCGCGCCGATAGATCTTGTTGTTGCAGACCCTGATCACAGCGCCCGGTATTGGTTGACATAAGTCAAGCGCCAGTCGTGCGTTCATCTTGTATTTGTCTGGCACACGCTCAAGCGCCCACTCGATGTCCTCGCGCCAGTCTTTTCCTGCGGTGCGGAGCATTGAGTCCATCCAGTCGGCACACAGCACGTTCGCCACTTCTAGCGCCTTGTCATAACTATCGTAAAGTTGACACACTTCTGTTGCGAAGTCAGACGGTTCTTCGGCGTAGCGCAACGTCCAACTTACATGTTCACGCACAGCTTTGTATGCGGTCAGGCCCTTCTTGAATTCCATTGTGATACGTGGCTGGCGCTTCAGAACAGCCGCCTCAACAATCCAGCCCTTCTTGTATGCGGCTAAGATATCGTCCGGGCAATCGGAGCGCATGGTTTTCAGTGCGGCTCTTGCTTCGTCATACTCGGGGCTGTGCGAGAATCTTTGCTCCAGCAGTTGCATGTACTGTGGATGACTTCGTAGCGGCTTGGGAACTGGCTTCCAGTTTGGATCTTGTGCGAACTCACTGATCGGTTTGCCGTCAAATAAAATGAAGTTGTTCAGCCGCAGGTGAGGGCAGGAAACAACTTCATGGGGTTTAGCCGATGCTATTAAGTTTTTGTCAAGGATTGTGGTGCGGACAAATGGTGTGGCCTTTATGTCGCCGTAACCATTGTTGTCGATCATGTCGCGAATACTGGCTGGGGTAAACTTTACCACAAGGTCAGAATCAGACATCCTGTAGTTCACCCCCGCAAGCCGCATAACCAGCGAGATCAATCCAATTGTCAGCTTTGCCGTGACCTTCGGAAGCGATCCGTGCCACCTTCAGCAGAGCCAACATTGCCGCCACATCATGGGGTTTGATCTTGTCCACCCCAAGGTAAGCGTTCCACAGGTTAGCGATACGGGCGAAATTGTTTTCGGGCGAACCATAGTCATCTTCACGGTTACCGCAAACACAAGTCTGTGCGGCCTCAAGGACTTCTTTACGATTCATATCAGTACCTCCTCGAATCTTCAATGCCACGGGTGTATCCGATCAGCAGTCCAAGCGCGAGGCCACTGACCGCAAAAACGAGATACATTACTGTCTGGAAAACCATAGATTTATCAACTCCTTTAATTCTTCTTGTGTGCCAGTAATAACCAAGAACCAACTCCATGACCCGTAGTCGATAATGAGGCGGGTGGGGGAGTCATCATCATCGAGGCAAGCCCGGTTGTAGTAGCAGATGTTTGGTTCAAGTCCTGCTTTCGCTTCGAGTTGTGTAATTGTTAAATCCTTACCAATCTCGAAGTCCGTCACAAAATCTTCTTCTGGTACTGTGTCGGGGTTATATGTGCAAAGTCTGGTGTGGTAGAGTTTCATTCCACCGCTCCTTTCTCATTACTTGAGCATCAGATCTATGATCTCGCCGTGCTGTTCGATAACATTAAATATCTCTGTCAGCTTTTGATAACTCACAGATGGATCGACTAGGCATTGATAAACTGACTGCTTGGGCACAAGTACGACAAACAGTAATGCACCGAATATCATTATTGCGGATATAGCGCACATCCATGTTCTCTTCCGTATAGACATGTCTTCCCACAAACCAAGCACCGTCACCAAGCACAGACCACCAATGATGCTTAATATTACAATAATTATGTTTGCCCAATCCGGTAGATTAGCGATTGTATTCAACAGCCGCACACCTTCGATTATCGGAAAATTTGGATCACTCATTTATGTCACCTCTCTGTGTCTTATACATCCCGGCGACCAGTGTTACTTCTTGGAGCGGACACCAATCTGGGCGAACAGTGTAACCTATCGTTAAAATATCTGCATCGTCATCATTTTCGTAGAATGGATGTTTATAAGTCAGACCACAACAATAGTCGAAGCATACTGGGCAATCAATACATGCTTTCGGCATCTCCATATCACGAATCAGAACCGCCATCAGTCATCACCCCAATCAATCATATGTCCACACTTGCCGCAGAAATTTATACTGTGTTTCTTTGTTGGCAATTTAGCGCCACAGCCGCCGCAATAAGCTTTTCCTTGCCACCATTCTGGCTTGACGGGTTGAAGCAAAGCTATCGCATCGTGTATCGCATAAGCGACATCCAGCGCATCATTAGCACCCCTGATGTTACAACGTTCGCCGTTCCACACGAGTTGACAAGCACGTTCGAGCCGCTTGATTACATCATCTCTATCCATTGTTCTTCCTTTCTTCGCCAAACATCGGATCATTTCTTTGCCAAATGTTCGATTGATGCGAGATACTCTTTATGTTTTTTCTTTACCCAATGTTGATCATCTTGGATTGCTCGTTTGATGGCGGCGGCACATTCCTTGCTGAACTTACAACCATGTTCGCCGCAAGGATAAAAGAAGACTGAGCAAATAGAATTCAGAATATCTGGATGAGTGTCGATCATGTTATTACCATGTAAATCACATATCATATCGCTTCACATCTTTCGCATCTGCGTGACATTCAGCGCCACAACAAGGACAGGTACTGTAATAGTTTTCGCCACCATCATTTGTTATCGTACTATTAATGCCGACCTCGTATTCGCAGTCACAGTTTGGGCAGATAAACCTGACCGTTGTACCATGTTTAATAATCTTCATCGTTATCACCACTATATTCAGATTCTCCTATAGGCGCTAAGCAATCAACGCCGCAAGACGGACAATTACTTACGTAATACCAATCATCGCGTTTGAGATCGATTTGAAGATCGCAACCGTAGGTGTAGGCAAGAAATCTTTCGCCGCACTTCGCACAAACGAATTCTGTCAATGGACAATACTGAAGTGTTGTCGTACCATGTTTAATAATTTTCATCACACTAACTCCCTTATCGTAAAGTCTATCTCTGCGTCTGGACAGGAGTCGTCGGAAGACCGCCCAGTACCAGTCCTTCCACATTGCGGTGGGTAATAGTCCGCACCATAGACAATACCCGGTCGCCACCATAGACAGTCTTTGCAATGTATTGATATGATGTTTTCCGCTGGCTTGTCGTCTTTAATCAACCGCACTTCAACGTCTTCCCATAATTCGTTCAACTCTTCCTCAAGACATTGACGAACAGTTTCTTCTGAAGCTTCATCGTCGTGAAATCTGCCAGTGATTGTAACATCCAGATGTGCAGTGATTTTGTGCGGCTCTTCTTTTATTGTCATTTCAAATCCACGCCTTTCCATTTCCAATTCCATTTCGCACTTCCGCGACACTCTGCAAACGTTCTGAATTCAGGTGAACAAGATGCGGCACTTGGATCACAGCGATCATAATATGCACAAGTCTTGCATGACTTTGTATCTACGATCTGATTTTGTAATAGTGATATTACCTCTATAGTATCAAGAGCTAGTGCTTCGGAACAATAACTTGAACCTGAGTATGGACATTCATAACAGCGGTTATCCACGCTATGACAGCTAAGTCCTGCAAAGACCTTTTCAAGTTTGGTCATTGTTCATCTCTTCTTTCTGCGGATGCACAGTAATAGTCTTCTGGATATCTGATCCGTTCATCGTAGTCACACGCCATATGACCCCTGTCGTCCAAAATATAATACTTGCAATCGCGGCATCTGATCAGTTCCTGATATTCTCCATAGTGTTTCATGTGGAATGCAAACTCATCATCTGTGAACGGCACTATAAGTTCTTTCATTGTTCATCTCTTCTTTCAGCATTACCACAATAAAAGTCTTCTGGAACTTGGCAATAGTTAAATTCTTCACATGTCTTCCACTGTTCACCATAGTGCTTGCAGTCCTTACATCTGATCAGCGGTTGCTCCGAATATGTCTCAACATGCGGCTTTCCGTCAATCATAGTGATGGATCTACGAACGATCAAGTCTTTCTTTTCATACATCCTCGGCTTTGCCATACCACAATAATGCTCCTCTGGCACAATAAACAAATCTCTGTCGCATATGATGCCATTGGTGTACGGCCTACCATGTATACAGTTCTTGCATCTAGTTAGGTTGCCTTTTACGGAAACAGCTTCTTGATTAAATGCATAGTTGTCAGGAACTTCGACAATGACTTCTCTCATTTGCTTATCCTTTCAGCGGCGGCACAATAGAAATCTGATGGTGTTCGTTTGTATACATCATAGATATCGCCCCATCTATCCAGATCACACAAGCGTTCGCAGTAAGCGTCATCCCACTCGCCGCCATCATTTACATTGTGCTGAATACTGTCTTGCCTCCACCATTTACAGTTGCGGCATCTGATTACTTCATCGTTAGTGCAAACAAAGTTATCTGGGATTTCAATGATAATTTCTTTCATGACTCATCCACCCTTGTGTTCCAGACTTTGATGGCTTCTTCTTCAGTATCATAGTCATAGCCGATCATATATGATGCGGGGCAAGAATTATTTGAGCATTCGACGATGTATGTGTTGAGCCGCTCTTTGTATTTCAGTTTCCCATTACTGCCGCAAAATGGACAACGCTTCAAATTGTTCATAACATCAGACCTTCTTTCGCCGTAATTACAGTACCCATCTTCAAATACATCGATACCTGAATCATTCCACAAGAAACATAGTGCCTTATCGCGATACCAATGTTCGGCGTGTTTGCATTCGCCGCAATGAACGATGTCTGGTTGTTCCTTTAGTAGTAGTTCCGTAGCTTCCGATATCAGTAAATGAGCGCAGTTGGACAGACCTTCATATGGACATTTGTCACACTGGTTTGGAGCGTAACAACAATGAAGGCCATCAATGACTTTCCTTTTATCAACCATCCTTATTACCCCATCCGTTAAACGTCGCTACTTTAATCAGTGACTGGATTCGATCTGCAATCGCGGCTAATACATCATCTGGCTTCATCTTGTGTTCAACAGCGTAACCACAGATGGTAGATATAATGTTTGCCAGAAATTCGATATCATACATCTCTTCGTCCATTTTCACTTCACCGACCTTCCTGTACAACCGTGAACCTGTCATCTTCTTCGATCTCACAGATTCTCCAATAAAACTCATATGCGAGTTTTTTATCGCTGATAATCTCTTCGCACTTTTCCTTGAGCATTTTCCGCAAGTCTTGAAGTTCAACCTGTAGCGTCATTCCACTTCACCGACCTTCCGAATGTGTTTTCATCCAATCGCTTTTAATCTTTTCAACAATAGGCACAATATCTTCATGGAAGTATCCATCTGCTTTTTCGATGGCAAAAACAATCTCAGAACAAGCAACATCAATTTTCCCTTCATGGATAAAACGCAGAGCATTGTTGAGCATATCGCACGATGGATACCGTCCGAATAAAGCGTTTTTCTTTTTCGTATTCATTCCAACTTTACCGCCTCTTCCCGTTATCTTACCGTACTGGAGATTTTGGACATGACAAAGTGCCTTGTTGTACCGCTCTTTCAGCGTTCTCATTGCGTCAAAAACCCCATGATCATAAGCGTTATGTAGAGCCTTACAGATTTCATCACTCACAGCACCTATGCAGAAACCGCCAACAGGAGAGCAGTTCCCAAGACTCCCACGCATTGGGCAATCCTTTCTCATTTCTGGATCAATCATCCCATTCCACCGCCTGACCGCATACTGGGCAATACTTCACAATTTCATCATTTGGTAAATCCAACTCATCACACGGATATCCACTTGCTGTTTTTCCTACAAGTTTAAGTCCGCATCTTGGGCAATCCCATCCATCATCGTATTCTGTCATTGGTTTTGCTTCCTGCTCTTTCAGCAGAGTTTTAATTTCGTCCAATATCTCGCCAACTGTCTTTCCATCGATTGTTGTATTGTCATACCCCTTTAACCATTTAAGATTGTCAATATAACGATACGCTTCTTCCTTTGTCATTCCACTTCATCACCTCTCCCCATCAGCACAAAACCAATCATCATGTTTCCAAGCACTATGCAGTTCACACCAATATGTAGGACGATGCTTGCAGTCTTTACAATGAACGATATCGGCTGGTCTGTAACTGTCTTGAGTTGTTAATAGTTCGCGGATATCATGGAGCAATGCAAGGCTACAGTACTCGCCTTTGTTTCTGTAAACACACTTATCACATTCGTCATTGATACATGTGGTTAACGATTCGATAAGTTGCCGTTTATCAATCATCCCATTTCACCGCCTTACATAGAATTCGCAACAGTAGTCTTTTTCAACAAGCTCTCCGATATCCAGATAGCACTTACCATTTTCGTAGCAATCACACGTTTCACAGCAATCATCCATGTGTTCCTCGAAATAAGCTTCCTGTGCGGCAAGATATGCTCGAGTGTATTCTTCTGCTTCTTCTCGTGAAGGAATACTCCAGCGTTCAGTCATTCAAATTTCACCGCCTGTTCAACTTTGGTAATTCTGGCATATGCATCCACGCTATTATTTCTCTGATATCTTTCCCGCTGTCCAAGATGATTCCATCGGAAACGCCGTCTACGTAATCATCAATCCAAATATCTTTTCCGTCCGTCATGATATACTGCCCATCATCCCCGGGTAAACCATGAAGTAAACCATCAGAATCCACCGTGATTAAATGCCAGTCCTGCTCCTTCAGTAACTCAAAAGCCTCACTTGCCAAAACAACAGAGCACCCAAACTCATAATGATATGGACATTCGCGGCAGACAGTTGTGTGTGAATCGGAGCAATGGCGTAGTCCTTTGATAACTTTTGCTCTATCAATCATTCCATTTTATCTTCCTTCCACATTCGGGGCAGTATACACATTTCTTATCTGGTACACTGCTTCCAGCTGGATAATATCCAACTGTTTCACCACAATTGCCGCAGTTAATAGTTATTCCTTCCGCACCAACATAAGGGGCAACGGGTTCTTGTTCTTTCAGCAAAACAAGGGCATCTTCCACTATGTCACATTTATTCTTTGCTTCCGTATAGTCAAAGACATTGGTTTCTTTTCTGTAAGCATCGAAGAAGAAATTAGATATTTGTACCAGTCCTTCGATAACCTTATCAATGTTTGCCATACTTATCACCCATTAATATTTTGACCGCAGACTCAGGCCACTTTGTATCTTCGTTCCACTCTGTTTGTGATTCCATAACATAACATGGGATCTCTTCGCCACCGACATACAGGGTTGGTGTTGCCCAAGTTGATGCTAGGAATGTATAGGAATCCCTTACAATCTTGCCATCTTCGAGGATGATGCCGCCAGTCCATTCATAATCATCGTGCAGACCAGCACAAGCATTCTTTGCATCTCTTTCTTTGATAATCTTCGCCGCCTTATCCCAATCAAAGACCATCACTTCTTCGCCGCGATTCATTTGGCCCATCAGAAAAGCGCTCAAAGTATCCACCGTTAGTCCTCCTTTATCCTTTCGTCCAGCCAGTTTCGCCACTCATCCAGTGCGGCAAATGCTCGTTCGCCCACATCGCGCATACTGCCTTCAAAACGATGTCTAGTGGATGCGCTATCACTTACGCCGTCAAGACACCAATTCACAATGTCAATAAGAATCATGAGATTATGTTCAATGACATGGTCTGCGGCTGAATCTCCGATGGCTTCTGTCGGCCCTATCAGTGTGTCCAGAACCTTAATGATTTCCGTACTTGTCAGCTTTTCTTTCATCTTGATTCCTTCCTGTGCTTTCGTGAAGGCTTCTTCGTCCATTCTTGCCCCACAGTGCGGACAATACTTCATCCCATATGGTAGAAATTGCTTCTTGCCACATAGCGAACATTGTTGATATGCCCGTTCGTCCCAAAGCATAACGCCTTCTGGAACTGGATCAATCCATTTTCCGTGCCGCTCGTTCATCTCGTTCTCCTTAATTGCCGACCGTCACAATAATGCACTTCGTCCAGTATGGTTCGTAGCTTTCGACAAGTTGTTTTGCTTTCTGTATGTAATAATCATCCGGGCGGTCATCATATGGGCTGGTATCATAAATGTAATCCTGAACACAATCCGCAAACTGATCTCTGTCGGTGAAGATATAGTCGTCGGCAATATCCTGCTGACAATCGAGGATTTCGCCGATTCTGGCGTGAACACTAGTACAGATCGTCACTTCATAATCACCAAAGTTTGATTCGTCATTTGCCTCAAATACAATAGGCAGGTCAGGATGTGCGGCAATCAGTTTCTTCAGTTCGTCGCCGCTGTGCATAATGTCATAATCAAGTCTTAACATTGAAGTACTCCTCATAAAATCAGCCTGTCGAACGGCATTGTATAAGCCCACCTGTCATCCTCAAGTGCTTCGATCTTGTAAAGTATTGGTTCTGGATCAGTGCCGAAGTAGTACCCACCATCATCACGGTACTGGACTTCGACCACACAGTCTTCAAGTTTGTGGCGCTGGATGTACTCAATTAGTTCGCGGCCTGTCATAAATTACAACCTTTCAATCAGTCTGGTCTTGAATAAATGATCCATCAGTCGTTTGTAGCGCGGCGAACACTGTTCCATAACCTGTAAAGCGAACACCGCGCAATCAATCAGTTTCTTCTCGTGGCATGTAAAGTCGCCAGCCTCAATCAACCAGCTAAACCCGTGTCGGTCGAGCAAGAGCCGCACACAATACTCAACCGTGTAGTACTCAGTTCCCCAGTCATCATGGCAACCAACTGTATGCTTCCACTCGCGCACAATGATTGGGCCACGTTTACCGTTCAGCCTTTTAACCATATCCGTTTTCCTCTTCTGGCGGCTTGCCATAATACTCCCAGTCGTACCGCTGGAAATCTTTTCCCAGTATGATTTCGCCCCCGTACTGTGACGAGATCATTTCGGCCTTTGTTTTGGTAAAAGTTGTTCGCGGCTCATAGTGATGCAGGTAACGAATCCTGTCGCCTTTGATGATCTTGCACTCAACAAAATCAATCTCTGGAACAATAAACACATCATCCACACCGCTCCGATGAATACCAAGTGGCGTGATAGGGTGGATGATCACATGTCGCCCAGCCTCTGGACAATAGTGGTCATAGTAGAAGTCGAACCCCTCCCAGAACTGCTGGTCATGCGTTGGTTGAAAGGCCGCACAAATTCGATGCGACCCATTGGTGTACCCTTGCCAGTGCGACGTAAATCCACCAAACACGGCGGCTGGGTCACGGGCTGGGCAAATCCAGTGGTAGTCGAAGCATGGACATTTGGAAGTCATGGGTAGCTTCGACCACCACTTACAGTCTCGGCATCTCCAAAACGGAATGCCTTCGTCATGTGAAATCTCTATCACCGCCTTTCCACTCCTCATTAAGGTAATGTGGAAAAATAGTGGATTTGGTAAGCGGCTGGCGCTGTGACACAAATTTGTTACATAAAAAAGAGGGGTTGCCATAACGACAACCCCTTTAATGAGATCAACCATTTTCTTTTTCTGGTAGTTTCCAGTTCTTCGGCATCTTGAGCAAGCCGCCCTGAATAAGCCACGCCAGCCCAACAGCCACAGCGTCGGACTCATCATCGAACTGGTATTCGTATTCATGTCCAATGAAGACCCGTGTGCCGCGCTCCACTTCGTCCTTCTGTGCATCGCCGCGACCAGTTAACATCTTTTTGATTGCGGTTGTGCCAATGCCTTGGAAGTCGAAGTAGCCATACTCGGCGGCAATCATATCAGCAACACCGTGTACTTTACTGATGGTTACACTGGTGTTAATGTTGCGGTAGGACATAACCGCATCCTCTTTGGCAAGGATCAGTTTGCGGTCTTTGTATTTCTCGAAGTAGCGCCTGAGTTCGGCGGCAGTAGCAAGCAACATCTGCCCGTGCGTTCTTAAAGCCTTGGTGGATTTATTGTCAACCACAGATGATTCAACAACCCTTGTGGCGCGGGTTTCTTTGTCGTATTCGATCACGGCAAAACCCGGACGACGCATAGACAGGTCGAGACACTACAATGTTAATGTGCCAGTTTTGCCCAGATCGTTAACATTTGTGAATTGTGGATAAGATTTGACGGGCATTCAGTTCACCTCGATTCGACCAAGATTCATATTCTTCTCTTGGAATCTGTATGTGATATCTTTGTATGCGGCATCGACAAGTTTGTACATCCGCTGATTTGTAGTCTTGGAATCAAGACCACCTTTACTTGCGTCATAATGTCCGACTTTAATGTAATCCCAGCCGCAATAATCTACACCGGGATTTGTTGAGTCAACCCCGGTATAGAGACAGGTTTTTAATCCATTGTTGGCAACAATCTGGCGGCACTGTAGTAGTCCGTCGTAATCATTACCTTCTCCCATGAAGCAAACACAAGTGATGGCGGCACGATATTGATCAATTGTTTGTTGCAAATAATCAAGTAATACATCGCCTTCATGTTTTTGTAGATTGGGCGAGTGACATCCTTTACATCTCATCTGACAATCAGCAATGTTAAAGACAAGACTGATCTCATCTGGAACTTCTTGGAATGCAATAGTAAACCCCTGAAATAGAATCATTACGAGATTCCTTTCGCATAGTATCTGCGCTTTTCTTCTGCCTGACGTTCGATTGACCATTTTGATACTCGTCCAAGATACCCAATAACGCGTAGTGCATAATCAAGATCTTCACTACCACATATTGGGCATACATCCAACTTGTGCTTTGAGATATAGCCGCACTTGTTGCAAATGGTATTCGGAATATTAAATGTAAAATAGTTGCATCCCGTTGTGATAGCATAATTCAACAGCAACTCATACTGTTGTTTGGAAAGATGTTCTGCGAGATTACAATGCAGAGCAGAGCCGCCGTCCAAGAACTGCGTGTACTTCTTGCCGTGCAGATTAAACTTGTCGATAGGATTGGTCGTTTCATCTTCCACAATATAGAAGTAAGAATTGTAGCAATCTCGCGGCACATAGTAACCGTCCTTGAGATCCCACTTTGCATTCTTCACACCAAGATTTTCTGCGGGAACAAACTCGGTGTTGAACATAATTTCCTTAGTGCGGTTCTTTTTGTTTTCCTCGTTGATGGGGCGAAGAATAGCGTTGATATATTTCTGATAATCATCATTATCGGTAATTTTAATTGCAAGATATTCAGCACCTTCAACAGCGCCATTAATACCAACCGTCAGATACTGCTTTTCTGGAGCAACAAACCCGGCATCATAAATCGAGATCATATGATTGTCACGCATATCGAGTATGATTGAGTTGAATGCAATCAGATACTTGTGAATCTTCTGAACCTGTTCGCGCACTGCGTCTTCAATCAACTTGAGTTGGTAATCAAGATCCTTGTTGTATGCCTGATGATCAATAATGGCTTTCTGTACAAGGCGATTGATATTGATAGTCATAACGCACTTACTTCCGGTTGAAACACCGCCAGCACCAAGTGTGTACGAGAACTGATTGTCCTGTATGCCATTTCTGAGGCGGCAACAAGAGGCAAGACTGTCAACGCTATCGGATGTGTAAACAAAGAAGCTATGTCCTTCTGAGTACATTTGTGCGGCGAAGTCAGCCCACTCTTTATCACAGTATTCTTTGCCATCATTCAGTAGTGACAGAGTTTCGACAGGGAAGGTAAGAATATTCTTGAGCCGCTCATTGTTGAACCACTTCATGAATGCCTTCTGAAGCCAACTCACAGACTCCCATTGCATACCCGTTCCATCAGGAAAAACGAAGCCGTCGAAAAGCTGTTCAAAATAGTATTTGTCTAGGTATGCGATGTTCCAAAATACTGACTGCGAACCTCTTGCGGCGGCTGGTTGATTGAGACTATACACAACCTGACCAAAACTATCGTGAATTACACCCATAATTGTGCGGCCTCTTGAAGATAGATCGACCACTTTGTCTGGATGAAGATAATAGTCGTCACCATAATCCTTACGGAGAAAGTAATCCATATAAGCAAGGAACTCAGGTGTAGCAACCGCACCACAAAGCTGTGCTGACACTGCGAACACCAGATTAATGAAGCCGCCACAAAAAGAACTCAAATGCTTCGGAGCAGAAGTTGTGCCACCCAGTCGTTTCAGGCCGTCGAACAAAAACGGATACAACGTAATGCTGGCACAATACGGTGTTCCAATCGGCATACCACTTTCATCATGGCGGTATATTTCATGTGCCTCAAGCTGACGCAAGTACTCATCAGCCATCGGAACACCGTACATCTGACTAATGCGATCATGCATCATCAGGCGGTTCGCATAAATGTTTGCCTTCTTATGAATCTCTGGAGCAAGTGTTGCGATGTTCTTGTTGCTGACATTTGCATTTGCGTCAACCTCGCTACCAGATGCGGCATTCTGTGCGGAGATATATTTCTTTACAAAATTTATGTCCTTACGATATGGCTCGTACTTATCTACAATTCCCATTCAGATCACCCTCCCGAAGATACTGTAATGCTTCTTTGAAAGTAAGAAGTGTTCCGTCATCCAATTCAAGCTGGGGGATAGAAACAATACCCTTACTTCTCATCAGTTCTTCATCGTGATTTACCTGATAGTCCAAATGCATCCCGTCCATGATATTCTTGAGCATAGTACACTGTGGACAGGACTGTGTAGAATACATAATCATGATTTACTTCGTCCCTTCTTTTTCCTCTTAATTGGCGCTTTATCCTTGACTCCTTTATCCGCAACAAGCATTGGCTCGACCGACTCTTGTGTGTGGTACAACTCTTTGGTGTACCGCAACAACCTGTGTCCGCTCTCATCGTCGATAATCGGATACAGACCGTCGAAGTTCACAGCCGCCTCAACAATGCCATGTCGCGCCGAATCCTTATACCAATACCAGACTCCTTCGCCCTGTGTGACCTTCTTGACCATAACCTTATTCCTTAATCCTTAATCCAAAAACGTGGCGTGGCAACCATAGTCATGTCCAGTGATGAGCCTTGACCCAGCTTCTTCTACAGAGAAACCATGAGGCGGCATGAAGATGTTCTCTCCACACCGCCAACAAATCTCAGTACAAAAGCACGGGTAGTTATGATCAGCACAAAACTTCTTCTGTGCGGTCATAGCTTGCTCTGGGTCATACGTTCTCATTCTCGCCCTTCTCAGGATGGCAGACGCAGTTAGCAACCTTCTGATAAACATCGAGGTAGAACTCTTTCGTTTCACCATTGTAGGTCACCTCATAATATTCGTCGTCTTTCAAATTTGTTGCCAGCAATGCCTTGTTATTCTTGAGCGTTTTGCAAGACCATACCACGTACACATTCTCGCCATCAAAATTAAAGTCTTTGTCATTCTTGTGATACTCACGAATGTACTGGCACACAAGACCAATGGACTCTGTAATAAATGTAATACCGTTCATTTCCTTATCTCCTTTATTTTGTTCCGGTACTCCCAAAGCCGCCACGAGATTTGCCGCCCAGATGATCAACCTTAACGAAACATACATCTGGCTGATGCTTAACCAATCTACACTGGCAGATCCGGTCATTCACACAGATGGTTGTATCGCGCATAGCTAACGCTGGGAAACCAAGCACATCATCGTCGCCGCAATAAGATTCGTCCACAATGCCGGGGGAATTAGTCTGAAGAATGCCGAAGTTCTTGAATGTGCTTGATCGCGGCGCTATCCACAGTTCATATCCCTGTGGAATCTTGACCGACATACCAAGCGAGATAATTTTGAACTCGCCAGCCTTCATGTTGACAGTTTCTGCGGCACGGAGATCCACCCAGTCGCCGCACTCAATTACACCTACGGGAATCAGATCAGGGTTGTGATA